CGACGATGAAACATTCAAGCGCATCTTTACTGAACTTGAAAAGCATCGTGTAGAATTACAGGATTATAAGGACAAACAACTTGAAAACGAGTTGAATGCTTACAGATCGCTGGTCTGGAAAGTCGCAGGTCTTGCCGCGCTGGTAATGGCTTCTGTAGTAGCGGGGCATTTTGGTGCTAAGTTGTTGGGGTAAATTATGAGCAGAGATTTAACAAAACTTTCACAGTTCATGCAACAAAAAGTTGTAGAATTCACAACCAAATGCAAGCAAGTTGGCATAGATGATCTTGTGGTTATATGTACAGATAGAAGTGATGCAGACCAGCTTATTGCTTTCAATACCCATGCTTCAAACTGTAAACCTGGACAGTCGGCTCACAATGTAAAAGATGCGAACGGCAATCCTAGCTCTGAGGCGTTCGATATTGCAATCATTCGTGCTGGAAAGTACATCGGTGACGGCAACGATCCAGATTATCGAAAAGCCGGTGCTATTGGTAAAAGTATCGGGCTCGTTTGGGCAGGTGATTGGACAAGTTTCAAAGAAGTCGCACATTTTCAAAATCCAAACTGGATCAAACCTCAGTAAAAGATTTCATAAAATTAAGTTAAAATATCCATCCGTTAACTTAATTTTGGAAAGGAACTAAAATGAATATTTTCATAGTAATATTAATCTTGGCATCTGGCTTACTGGGAGCTTGGTACCATTTCCTTAGCGTTAAAAAAGTTTATGATGTAAAAAGTTTTTTCGAATACTTTTTCATAAACAACACAGCAGGTTCCAAATCCGCATTCTTTGCTTTTGCGGCAGCTATGCAAGCGGCTTATACCACAGGGGTGTTTAACAACATTGATATAGATAAACTTATCGAATCTACTAAAGCATTCCAGATTTATCCCCAACTTATCGGCGCAATAGTAGCAGCAGCCACCATTGGTTTTGTTTGCGATAACAAATTTAATACCTATGTTTCTCCAGAGATAGTGCCTGATCCGATTGTGTCAATTGAAGCTGCCCCAATAGTTGCTCCAACTATACCAATTGAAGCTACAGTAGATGAAGGGTCTGTCAGTGAAACTCAAGCGGTCGCAATACCTTCTTTCGCACCCGCACCTGCTTCAATAACTCCATCTTGGGTCAAACCAAGTTAATTCAACTCTCCATAGAAAGTAGGTAATCATGAAACTGTTCCAATTGTTTATCACTGTTGTTCTGATCGGCTGCCTCGCAGCTTGTGCAACTCCCTCGGGCACGTCGACACCGGCCGCCATCCAAACTCCGGCGAAGATCGCGGCGCATGTTTGCCCAGCAGTACAAACGACCCTCGATACTTTGGGATTGTTGGTAGGACTTGATCCTGTGGTCACTGCAGATGTTGCCATCGCGGATGCTGCTTCAAAACTTGTATGTAATGTAGCCTCAAAGGTAACTATTCCCGATCTGCAGACGTTATCAAGTAAAGCATTACCAAACTTGATAGCAGCAGTTCGGGGTTCTACCCTTACTAATGACCAAAAAAATGCGGCAATTCTTGATTTGACTGCTGCAAGTGTAATTTTGAACGGAGCAATCCAAGCAACAGCCGCTCAATAAATTTGGAACAATTCGTTGAAGATTACGATGGCATCTGTTTATTTTTAACAGTTGCCATCTTTTTAATTGTGGGCGGAATCTACTTGTGGAGAGATAAATGAAAGTTCTAACTTACGCCAACTTAGCTAAATTAGCTTACGTTACTCCTCCAACTTTTGGACTCCAAAATAGTGCATCTCGTGCCATTAAAGATGTGACGATCGATGGTGTTGTTATTTCCATACCTGGCACAAACAACATAGCGTGCGATCTTGCTGACTTGGATATTGAACTTGAACGTACCGATATGGGGTTAATCCACAGGGGGTTTCATTCAGCATATTTGGGGATTCGTCAAGATCTAATGAATGAATCTCCAGCAATTATTAGTGCCCATTCATTAGGTGCTGCAATGGCACTAATTTACACAGCTGACCTTTGTTTGGCAGGAAAACCTCCGAAAGCTGTATTTGGTTTTGAACCACCTCGAGTAAGTACTGATCCTATTCTCGGTACAATATTAGCAGCACATAACGTTAAACTTTTACTAACTTGGTATGGTGAAGATGTTGTGCCTATGGTGCCCAGAATCCTCCACAAATGGCAACATCCAGCACCTCTCACTAGAATAGGGAAAGAAAGCTCATGTGTACCAAACGTTAATGATCACGCTATTGAAAACATAGTAGATTGGTATAGTCTGTATCCCACTGAAATCTAAATGTACAGTCCTTGTCCTCATTGTGGAGTAGAACAACATTGGGCAAGGCATTGTTTAAACTGTGGTAAACCCCTCCCAGTAACTTCATTTTCGAGGGCAGAGCATTACCTACCCTTCCTCTTTTTAACGCGGTGGCCAGGCTTTAAATTAGGCTAGTTTTCCGGTCTTTTTAAGGAAGTCTCGGAAGGCTTTCACATCTCCTCGAAACGTCTTACCTTTATGCTGCCACTTGCCGGAAGTTGGATAATACATAACCGCACCTTGAGAAGTGTCTATCCGAAATACATTCTTGCTCTGCTCATAAGCTGGGATATTCATAGATTTTAGAAGCTCGACATTAACTGCCGCGGCTTCATCTTTCCAGTTTTTCCGAGCTTCAGTAATGGCTTGGTAATCTTCAATCGTTTCACTTATCATTTTCCTATTCTCAGTTGGTTAGTTTTAGTTACTTGGGTGTTGAGTCCGATTGTCCCGCCATGTTCTTTGCCGGCAGCATAGGCGCTTCCAATGAAACTAGTTTGACGAGACTTAGCTTTGATAAGACTAGTGCCGTCAGCAGCCAAGAATGCCATGTTTGCTTCCAGTTCAATTTTGTAGAGCTCGACGACCACAAGGGAAGTTGAGTTGCTACCTTCCGGCTTGGCTTCTTTGATCATATCTTCAACCCGCTCGGCAATGACTCTGGCAGCACCCATGGCAAATGACCGAGACTCTGGAGCTAGGTTATGTTTCCAACGTTTCCGACACTCGCTCAAAATAGACGAGATAACATATTCAGACATCAAAGCAGCTGTGGCAGTGTTCGAAGTCTTGCCGACGAAATGGTGCTCGATTTTGGTGCCATTGATTTTCTTCCCGAAATAGTACTTGCAGAAGAACAACTTAGCGATCGAATTCGAAACCTGCTTGCACCACATCATCCCGAAGGTAGCATTGGTATGATCCTCCCGATCTTCTTGCTGGATATGGACATGGTAATCTGTCATATCCAAGTTATGTTTGGCAAGCAAGCCCGCAGCCATCCGGAGAGCGTTTTCCCGCTCTCCTTCGGTAGCGCCGGCATTGTTGGCGAGGGTGAGTAGCTTTTTGACTTTTTCGAGGATTGGATTCATGATTTATTTAACCTCCGCTACTTTGAACTTTGGACTAATAAAACGGCTAGCGACTTGTTCCGCTTCAACTTTCGTGGCAAAAAGTAAAAAGTTATAGTTCTTTAAATCCCCAGCGGGTAAAGTCATAATTTGAAAGTTTTCGCTGATAGCAAGGTTTTGTTTTTTGTTGATGACTGCAAACATTTTATTTCTCCTAGTGGTTGTTGATCGAATGATTAGATTATGATTCAATCGTCTCATCTTGGCACGAAGTTTCTTCATCTTTTGTCTCTTTTTTCAAGAAACCTATATCAAACAACACTCTAGTAGCCATAGCTTCATATTTTTCGTAGTCCAGATCTTCAGGAAACGTGGCCGGCAAGTCCATGCAAGGTCTGGCGCCGTCTGAGAGAGCTACCTTGTTACCTGTTTTAGCATAGATAATTGGAGTCTGTTCACCTTTAGCGTATATCCACCGTATAACTTTCCCCAGATAAACCCCCGAAACCACCGGTTTACCTGCTTCAACTGGATCCCCCTTCACTGCCCCACCTGCAACGGCTCGCATGCTGGTAAATCGGGTTATATCGTGGCATTCCTTAATCGTTTCAATTAACGGCTTACCTGTGGCTATAAATTCTTTAACCGCATCCACCGTAATTTCACAAACTGCATTCTTCTTCGGGGCAGTCGGTCCGTAGGCACCTTTCAGTTTGAACATCTTACCTTTTTGAGGCTGCTCGTAAACTGCAATATAATTGTTAATATCTCGGCTATATGTTGCCTTGTATCTAACTTCCTCAGTTGAGAATCCTGTATCAGCTTCCCACTGTTTAACAATCGAATTAAACAAAGCTTCTTTGGAGCGGAGGCATTTGACCACAATGCCATCTGTGTTGATCGAAGTTACCTCAATACTCGCCAGTTCGAATTGTTCTGCTAACATGAGGATCGAAAGCTGGCCAGTCACCGTAACTTGAATCATTAAGTTTGGAGCGTAGACAATTGACCATGGACTTCCCAGCTTGCCGAAGGTACCGTTCGCAACAATCTTTAAGCACTCTGCCACGATAACATTGCCGGCTTGTTTTGCAGATACCCGCTCAACCACTATGCCGTTATAAACTAGCAAGAAGCTGTGACCAAGATTCTCAGGTGCCATGCCGGCATTCAGAATCATGTTTGGATAATAGGAAGTTACATCTGTATCTGCAATAAAATATTCGTCATCCGCAACATGGGCGATGCTTTTCTCGCGGCTATGTAATCCACCAATACCGAACTTGTACTTACCTTGATTCATTTCAATAACCAAAGCACCCAGTTCAGGTGGCATGATTACCGTGCCATTCACATCCAGAATGAAGTTAGCATTCTGGACTAAGTCTAATACATAATTCATCAACCTTGATTGGTACTTGATGAAAGGTGGAGTCTGGTATTTATAAGTGGTGCCAGCAAGGAGAGTTACCCGCTGTAAATGTTTGCGACCGGTGGTGCGTTTAACCTCGGAGCTAATGATAGCTTCTGCCATCTGGGCATCCGATAACGAACGAAGGTCGATACCGTAACGCAACCCCATTTTCTCGCGCAACTCAATCTGTGGTAAAGTAGCTTTGTACAAGATGCCGGTATTGTCAAGATCATTGATACAATAGCGACGGAGAATAGTTATCTGGTCATCTGTAAGGACAGTGCCCGGTTCAAACGGTAAATCCTGCATCTTCGGAGCATGAAGCCGACCGGCACAGACTTTCAATCCTGGCGCAAGGGCAGTCAATTCAATCAAGTCAATTTGATCAACCTCCAGTTTCTTAGCTTTGAACTTCTTGTAAACTTCTTTCGGACGGAGTTGCTGTTGAATAAGCATGCAAGTAGCTATCCAAAGATCCTGCGAAGTCTTGCCGGCCAGCGCCACTGAGGATACTGGGAAATCGTAGGAAAGTCCGTTGAAGTTGATTAGCAGGAAATTTTCAAGAATCCACTTTAGTTTCTGAATATCCAGAGAATAGTTATCGCCAAGTTCAAAATAAACCACCTTGCTGGTTTCAATCCCTTTGAAGGTAAACAAGGCATAGTTCGGGTATGATTCAATATCGAAAAGGAGCCGTTCTTTGGCCTGCCACAATTCCATGTCCGAATACAAGTCAGGAACCCACACCTTCGCTTCTTCCAAACCTGGCAGGTAATCAGGTTTCGTCCAGAATCGTTCCGGAGGAATTGACTTTGGTTTTTCTTTCTTGGGTGGTTTAACTTTGGCGATGTCTTGCCAGAAGAAGCCTATGGAATCCGCTCTAGCCATCTAAACTCTAAACCCAATAATAGCACCTCGAACAATGTCACCTTGAAATAAACATGGTGATGGATAAGTAGAGAAATCGACAGTCTTAATTGCCTTCTCCAATAATAGAAGCTGTTTGAAGTGATAGCATCCGCCCTCTAGGATACCTTCAACGTCTACAGATGCTCCAACACCTTCAATCCGTTCTGTCGATACTTTCCCATCCCCAAAAAAGATCCTTCCCAAGTCATCTACGAAAGGAACCAAATCAGCGACTGCTTCAAACAAAGCAGGTGGGATCGGAAGCTGGTTACTTCCTTGATCCAATATTCGGGTTAAGTCTGGCCACTCGGTTGAATAGGTCTGGGTGCGAAGCCAGCGATTTCCTTCAAAGTGAAAGGTCACAGCATTGTCCGAAATCTGCATCCTGACCGGCTCCTCACCGATGCGGATCAATTCCGTGACTGCTGACCGAGGGATATTGACTTCTTTCGGGATAGGGTTAGATAACCAATGTTCCAGGAGGCAAATGTTATTTGTGGCAAATGCGGACTGCCCCCGAAAAAGAATTCCCCTCGCCCACGGCCTTGAAGCGTCTTCGGCAATGAAAGGGGCAAGGACTTTAAGAACGGGCTGTAAACCACCGGATAACGCGAATTCGAGCCCTTCTATTGCGGTATCCGGAAATGGGGTATTGCTGCATTCCACAAAGGCTTTAAACTTACCAGACTTAATCGAGAGCTTACCTGCTGGCGTCATGTGGAGTTGAGTGGTTTCATTTCGGCAAGTTTGAATAGCTTTGAGGAATGGGATACCTTTAGGTGAGCAATCCAAATCTAAAGCAATGGGACTAGATAAACCAAGCGAACCGTTATAGGCACGGATAGTTCCGCCTTCTATGCGAAAATGACATAACTCTGGTACAAAATCCTTGCCGGCGACTGCGCCTTGGACAAATCGTAAAGCACTAAGCATCTTTCTCTCCGAAGAAGTGGTTGTGTAGATACATGGCAGACACCATTCCACAGGCTGCCCCAGTGCCGGAGGATATCGCTAAGTCCCAACCATGTCTAGCGACTAAGCCAATAAAAGTGATGTCCGTCAAAGTCATGACATATGAAGTAATAACCACATGTTTATAGTGGTGTCCGGTCACATTCTTTTGTTGCCAACCTTTGAGACCTATTGCCAAGGCGGAGACGAAGAAGGCGAGGAGTTGTGTTTGGATGTCCATTTAGAATAAGCCCAGTTGATCCCGTTTGAAGATTGGGTCGTTGCCTTTTTCGGCAGTTATGTTTTGACCCAGTTTGTTGAATGCAGCCATGTTATACGTCCAGCGCCCTAAGTAAGTTTCTTGCATTCTTTCAATGTCAACTCCCGCAGCCAATAGCTTATCCTCTATTGCTTTACGTTGCACCGGAGGTAATGTTGTTATATGTTGCCCTTCAACCCTGCGTTGCGGACTTTGATTAGATACACTTATGGTTTTGGCTTCAGGTAAAATCAACATTGATCCTACTCTTGCGATTTGCACCCACGAGCTCGAGTCAACCGAATACCACGGATACCTTCGCATAAGTTCAGGGGTAGTTAAACCGAAACCGTGCACTTTAACTTTCGGTCTACCTGAACCATCGGTCAAATACTTTTCCCAGATATCATCTAGCCACAATTTAAGTTGAGGAGTCGATTGAGCAACCATGCCACCCAAAGTAATATAGCTATAGTTGGCAATATAGTATTCAAGATAACGAACATCCTCCCCGAAGTGAAAGCAAGGTAAAGGACGAACTCCCATAGCTTCCATCGCCATTTGATTTTGATAAGTTCCAAGGGCATCTCCAATAGCGTCCATAACTGATGCCAAGATAGCATCATCATCTTTTCGGATAATATCGTCGTTGCGTTTTATGTAATCGCAATAGTCAGGAATGCTAACCTTGGCACCAAGCGACCACATTGAGAAAGCACCAGAGTCCAGAAACACTTGACGACCATCAGCTCGAATCATATCCACAGAACGTTGCCGTCCAATATAGTGGAAGGACTCTAGAAGATTACCGTCACCTGCTTCGAGGCGTTGAGCTTTCTCATTGTCTGTCAGGCGCTCCCAAAGAGTGCCGCCGATCTTAAAGCCGGCAGTGTAAATGCCGGCGTTATAAAGTTTGATGATTATCTCCAACCATAAAGTGCCGAAAGTTTTTCGAGGTAATCGGCAGGAGCGTTGTCGAGGTTAACTAGAACCAAACGACGTTGCTTTGCATTGTTTCGCAGAATGACCCAGTCCGGATCAATTTTTCTTTTGATCCCGCAACCACCATCTGCCCATCTTGCAGTCTGTAAAATTTCCTTACAACATCCTCCAAATTTGGTAAATATTGCAACGGCAGAATCGACAGTCCAGCTGTTAAGAAGTTGCCCGTCTTTTATTATCCCGATTTTTGGCATGATATTTAGTCCGAATTAGTTATGGGACTTAATAATCCCATAACTAATCGAAAAGTTCAACTACTTCTCAAGCCTCGGAATCACCGACATGAACTCTGCGCGAGTAGCTGGGTCAGTTTTGAACACACCCCGCATCGATAATGTGGTGGTATGTGTGCCATGAACACGAACTCCTCGGGAGCACATGCAAGTATGTTCGCACTGTACTACCACAGCACTACCCAAAGGGTTCAAATATTTAGTTAGGGCATCCGCAATTTGGTTGGTCAGTCTTTCCTGAACTTGCAATCTGTGGCTATAGGCGCGCACCAACTTAGGGATCTTGGACAAGCCTACAATCGTGCCCCTCGGAATATAAGCTACGTGAGCAACACCGTGAAACCTGGCCATATGGTGCTCGCAAAAACTTTCCACAGGGATACTGTCAATGACTATCATCTCGTCACAATTTTCAGCACCGTCAGTGAAAGTTTTGAACAATGCGCCGATGTCAGTATTGTACCCATCAAACCATTCTCCATATGCTTTCGCAACACGTTTAGGTGTTTCAAGCAACCCTTCACGTGAAGCATCTTCGCCAATATATTGGAGGATGCGACGAACATTGTCCTCGATACCACCAGTCTCTTCCTCACCTTCCCATGGAAACGAAATCCAACTACCTTTCCACTCATTTCCAGAATCTGTCTTATCAATCAAGGCAAAGAACGGACGGCCAGGAAACTCATCACAGTACCTCTTCATGGTTTCGCCGGAGTCAATAATGTCGTCGAAAAAGAAGTCAGCATCTAAAGGATTAATAACCAACTCCAGGAATGCTCCAGTTGCCAACAAAGCATAAGCAGCAGGGATACCTCCCCTTGGAATAGCATAAAACTTGGCACCGCTGTATCCGGCTGCTACTATTTTCTCGGCGACCGTTTCAGCGAGCGATGCAACATCATTATGGTTAAGAACTGTTTTCATATTACTCCTCACAAGTTACGAGGCACTTCCGTGTCTCTTCAATTACTACTTTAACCAGCCGGCAATAAGTACCTTCAAGCTGTTTCGGTCCGACCATGTCCATCAAATACTTGCCCATGTTTTCAGCGGTCGGATTCCAATCAGTAATCACTGTACCTTCAGGGTCAAGATTCTTCAGTATACTCGACCACGGATCATCCTTGAAAACTAGGAATCGATGATCCCAATTATCTTCAACCCATTGGCAAAGACGGTTACCGATCTCTCCGAAGTCCAGAATGCGGCCAACACCGTCCAAACCTTTATCTCCACCCACTGTGAAATGGATTCGGTAATTATGGCCATGTAGATGGCTACATTTATTTTCGTGGCCGAAGACTCGGTGTCCGGTAGAGAAGTCGTGAAATTTGCAAGCTGTAGTGGTTTGAGTTTTCATTGATATAACTCCTATCTGAAATTATCATAATTAGAAGTTGAAGGAAGATCCATCAAGCCTTCCATACACGCTCTCAATACAAGCGGATCAGGCAAGCCTGCCACTTCGAAACCGTGGGCGCGAAGCACGTTGCTGTGGTTCATGTCGGTTGGGGGATACTTCCCGTCATAACTAGTATGAGAGTAAGCTAATGCCGCCCAACATCCTGGCAATTCATGTGCCAACCGAACCGATTCTGCTTTGGATTTAAACATGAGAGGAGCGTGGATTTTGAAGTCTTCAATGCCGAGACTGAGATTAAAACTTCTCTCTAATGAAGCACGGTAGGACTCGCGACAATCCGGGTAATTTGCATTGTCTTCTTGGCAGATTCCAGTTACCAAATCTCGGCAATTCAAAGCCACGGCTCGGTTCATTGCAACAGTCAGAAACAACGTATTACGTGCGGGGACAAAAGTAAGTTCGACTCTGTCGCCAATGACTTCTTCCATTTGTTTGGCATCGGAGTATTTTTCGAGTTTGTTGTTACTGGTGAGAGGTGAAGCTGATACCAAACAATTCGGGACCGAGATGATTTCATGTGATTTCACTCCTGCCATAAAGGCTGTTTTTTCAGCTGCTTCAATTTCAATAATATGACGCTGCCCATAATCAAAACTTACAGCATGCACTTCATCGAAATGTTGCTTCGCCCAAAAGAGACAAGTCACCGAATCCTGGCCTCCAGATAAAACTACTAAACATTTTTTCATAACTTCTCCTTAATCTAAGCCAATAATCTTATGTGTTTGTAACTGCAACACGTAACCGAATTTTAACACACTATTCACAGCCACCTGAAGGTTAGCTTGATTCTTTTCTTCATCCTTTTCGTCGGCAGGTTGAAGATAGATGATGCCTTGAAATCTTTCGGGAGGACGAGCCAAGATGGCGCCGCAGGGATGATCAAGTGCAGATAGTGGGAGCCCATCAAAATCAAGTACTTTGCCGGCAGTGACTACATACTTCAAAGCTGAAATGTGCGGCGCTAATTGCTTGTTAATTGACCCTGTTTTGGGGCTGCAAACCACCGCCATGTTCGAGTAAGGTAAGTCTTGATAAAGAGTGCCGTTGGTTTCAATCTGCACAAACATCCGGTTAACTATTAGCAGCTCAATCAGAGGTTTAAGATTCTGACGGTAAGGTTCGCCGCCAGTGATAACCACAAGGTATTTTTCATCAGGTGGCATTGCATTTTCCCATTCTGGATCAGCTTCGTTGATTAGCCCGAGAACATCTTCTAATGCTTCTTGCGGAGTAATTAAGCCTGCATCGTTTGGAATGGTGTAATCAGTGTCGCAAAGTGGGCATTGAAGGTTGCAACCTGCCAAGCGAATAAAAACTGCTCGGTGGCCAGTAAATGGACCTTCACCTTGGATAGTGTGAAAGATGGAGTAAATTTGTAGTCCGCCATCTTCTCGATGGATCAGTTTCTGTGGCTGTTGTGAGTTCATGTTCATCTCCGTTAAAGGGAGTTTATTATAGGGCAAACACTTTGTAATTAAAAGATAAAAGTTAGATGCCGGCTCAAAAAGAAACCCGCAGATTCGAGAAGGGGGATCGAATTGACCTGCGGGTTTTGGAAAACTTTTCAGAGGTGGGAATTGAACCCACGAGAATCGCCGGTGCCTTGACTCATCATGCCTAAGTCCTATGGTTTACGTCTAAACCATATTCTCTGAAAATTGTAACCTACGACAGGAATCGAACCTGTTACCTTCCCCAGCGCGATGTTGCTTCAGGGACGCTCTACCGATGAGCTACGTAAGCATCAAAAGTTGTTGATGCTTCGACATTTGTCTCTCTCTCTCCGATAATTCACTCACCCGACTCCCAAGCAGTTTCGCTACTCAGTCGTCAGTCTATTGTGCGTCTTCGCCCTCGGGACTAGCGGGGCTACCTGAACCGTTCCTGTCGCAGCTCGTCAACCACGTCAGATTTGGCACCACGTCAGGCACTTGAAACACCAACAGAATGCGACACCGCTTTCTCGACGCGACCGCGCCAGTCCTTCTTCAGCTACGTTCAAGCCGAAGGGATGCTCCGATGCTGCAATCTCTTGATGCTTTTCTGGAGTTCCTTGATCCATGATAAAACTGGCACCTGTTCATTTTGGGATCTGCCTTGGGAGGTTAACAGCTCCAACTTTACTACTGGGTGCAACCATCTTACCGTTGTTGAATCAAGGAACTTTAGAAAAGGGACTGGCCGAAACCAATCCACTTTCCCCTCACAACCACGAGAGAATACTTATACTGCTGTAGCTTCAGCAGGTACAACTTCAGGTGCTGTAGCTTCAGCAGTTGCTTTAGCCTTCTTTTCTTTCTTTGGCTTGGCTTCTTTTGCCACTTTCGGTGCAGCCACTTTCGGTGCAGCCTTGACGCCGTAGAACTTAGTCCATTTGCCATATTGAGTGGCAGCAGTTGAAACATTGATACCTTCAGCTTCAGCAGCCTTCAACACGTCAGCTCGAGGAGCAGCAGCTCCAGCAGTGGCAGAAAGTTGGTCAGCAATCAGCCAAACCTTTTCAGTGGCTGTGCCGGCGCCTGGACGGGTAACTCCATTTTGTTCGATCTTGGCAGGTTTTTCAGCTTTCGGTACAGCAACTTCTTTTGGTTCAGTCATGTTATTCTCCTAAGTTAGTTTCAAATAAGGTTTAAAGTTTTAATCCTTGAAATGGATATTACTTGTAATAACTAAAACGGGCAAGATCCACCTCTACTTTATCTAGATGCTTTTTGCCTTCTTCCATTTTGCATATTGCGTAGCAGCGGTCGAAGGATTGATGCCTTCAGCTTCGCAGGCTGCAATCACTTTGGCGCGGTCAGGAAGCTGGTTGCCTGCTTTGACAAATTCAACATCTGCCAATTCCCACACGAGACCTGTGGTAGACAGCGCTTTGGGGCGCACTGGGGGCGCGTGGGGGTCCTTTTCTTCCTTCGGGATAGGAGTAGTGGGGTCTTCCAAGTTAATGCCCCTACGTGTGATTTCCGCCATCAGCTGATCAGTAGTGGAGGCATCCGAACTTATTGTGGCAAACTTGGTCAAACAGGAGGCAACTAATTCCTGATAATCATCTGGTGGAGTGCCGCCACAAAGATTCCAGTAAAAGTACTGAAGGTTCAACTTTTCAAGTTTAGCGAATCCACGACCTTCGATTGGTGGTGCCATAACCTTCAAACCTTGGTCTTTGAAAATGTATCCCCACAATGCAGCGTGCCGCAAATCGCAAACCTTGAGTAGCTTGGTAGCTTCAGGGGTAGTAACATCGATGACCATATAGCGGGTCGGCGCTGGCGGTGTGTGTTTAGCCATGACAATTCTCCCAAATGGCGGGACGAATCCCGCCTTGATTAATTAGAGGCTAACTCGAGTTGCGGTAGCCATTTCCTTTTGGATTTGGAGCCAACTTTGATACTGCGTCCGCGCAGTGTAGTAAGCGATGCCGGCTTCGACACAGGCGGCTAAAACAACTCCGCGCTTTTGACCCTTCATATTTTCTGCGATTGCCCAAACAGCTTTGCAAGGGCGCTCGATGGTTGATTCGTGTGTTACTTCGGTGGCTACTTTACCAAAGGCACCAAGTTCTGGTGCCTTTGGAATCTTGAATTCAACATGTTGGGTTTTTTGAACTTCGAAATTGATTTCAGTGGACTTAACTACTTGACCGGGAAATCCGCCAGCCGCTTTCAATTCACGAGCTTGAGTACGATTGTGGGCGTAAGCATAAAAAGTATTTATGTCTGCAACGATCCAGCATGTTTTGCCAGTGGAGGTAATAGCGGAAATTCTATCTGCCACTGCTGCTGTGATATGGATTGTTGGGGCAACGATTTTGATAGGGCTGTTCATTTTAAATCTCCTTGTGGTTGGTTGTGGTAGGACACGTTTGTTTGCATCCATGTAGCCATTATCAAGATCTAAAACATCTTGGCAACACTTTTCGCAACAAAAGATCTAAACATTGATCCTTTTCTATAACTTATTGATTGTTAAAAAGGAACGTCTAAGCACCAATCCTTACCACAGGAAAAGATTATGATTTCCGTGGGTGGCTTTGTCGAAAACTTATCACAATAGTCTTTATTCCGGTCAAAATTTTCACAGTTCCAACAAGATTGAAAAACGCCGGCATATAATAAGTCAGTAAAAATGATCTTGGCAGCTTCGGTTTTATTCATTTATTCTCCTCAAATCCAGTTTCACCGGAATAGCTGTATGCTAATATCTCCGGATACTTTTTCTTTTCCCACACTCGGATATGAGTCGGGATTCTTAAACTATCCACCTCAAGTAAAGCAGCAGCCGTAGTTTCAGGTGGTTCTTCATCTGCTCGTTCCCGCCATAAGTCTCGCGCCTTTTTCCCAGCGAACCCAACGTGCTCCAAACAAAGGTACTCGTTGAACATCCGCAATCCACAGAAGTAACTCATTTTAATGGAATCGGGTCGGTCTTCTTTCCGGTGGATTGCATAGGTAATTCTATCCACGGGAAACACTTCTGTAACGACCGCACTGGATGCAATTAGCTCGGCGGTAGCCGCGAAGTAATTAATCTTAACTTCTTTTGGAAATTCATTGCCGCAACTAATACAGAACCTAACACTAGCGTGGTTGTAGGTACCACATACCTCACAAATTTTAACAGGAGCAGTTCCGCCGCCACCTTTACCTTTTCGTTTCGGAAGCACTGGATCGTTGATACACCCCAAACGTTTGGTATTGCCGGCGAAGTCTAAAACAAGACAATTCTTCTTAGGGCTGTTTGCAATCGATTCGAGGCGCCCTTCACTTGTGGACAAATCAAAGCCCGGCTCGTAAACTGGGCGGATACCTCTTCCACAGATTTGAACATGAAGAGATGGGGATTGAGTTGGTCGGAGCACCCCTATCAAATCTACTGCAGGATGATCAAAACCAGTTGTAAGTACTCCATTGTTACATATTGCTCGATACTTACCTGCTTTAAAATCTGCAAGGTTTTTATCTCGTTCAACATTTCCCATCTTGGAATGTACATAAGTGGCCGAGATCCCAAGACTGTCCAACATGGCAGCTACGTGAATGGTGTGCTCGATGCCAGAAGCAAAGATCAGCCAGCAGTTTCTATCATGTCAACATTCGATTATCTCTTGGCAAGCGGCATAGGTTATCTCGTCTTTATCCACAGCATCTTGGAGTTCGTTCTGTTTGTATTCGCCACCATGGATATGAACATTTGAAACATCTAATTCAGCTTTGACCCTTTTAGGAATTAAATTACACAAAAATCCTTCGGAGATAAACCAGTTAAAAGCTTCCAATTCAGATGCGTTGAAGCAAATGTCGGTAAAGAGCCCACCTTCATCAGTGAGCATGCCGTGACCAAGACGAAAAGGGGTAGCGGTAAACCCGATTACTTTCAGATAAGGATTCAGATCTTTAAGACCTTTGATTATTTTCTGATACATTGTCCCTTCATTGGGGGAAACCAAATGGCATTCATCTATCAATAGAAGATCAATCTTGCCGAAATGGTCAAGTGTAGCTTTAGCCACTGAACCGACTCCGCCGAAGGTGATAGGCAAGTGTTTTTCTTTGCGACCCAAACCAGCAGAATAGACACCTGCTGGTGCGGTAGGCCAGATGGTCAACAATTTATTTAGATTTTGCTCAATGATCTCTTTAACATGCGTCAACTTCATCACTCTGGTCTGAGGATATTTTTCAAAAGCCTGCCGGATAAATTCACCTATCACCACAGATTTTCCCGTACCTGTTGGGAGCACCACAAGTGGGTTTCCAGAACGGTGAGTAAAGTAGTGAAAGATGCTAGCCACTGCTGCATCTTGGTAGTCGCGTGGCTTAATCATTTGCCTTTGATAACCGGATTCATTTCATACATACGGCACGCCAGTCTTTGCATCTTGGGACTGATTTCAGTTTGGCTCATCTCGCACCACCACTTGCCTTCATCTGCTATCCGGGATTTGGAGCAGGTACGGCAATTGACTGCGGGTAATTCTTTCAAGTGACACAGTTGTTGATAATCACAAAACTTGCACTTGAAGAAGCCAGGAGTGGTACTAATTCGAGGAGGTGGTTCAACCGAGTCAATTATCATTACTGATCGGTCTAAATAGCGTTTATACACACTTTCATCGAAATGCAACACCTCCATATGCAACTCATCAGTATTCTTGTTTACGGCGCAGTATAGGGCGGCTGCGAGGTTGTTTTTGCCCATATACAAAGTCATTTGCACATAGTGTTCAAATTTAGCCGAAACTACCCCATCTGCTACCAGTTTCAAAAACGACTTCTCACCATGAGTCTTAAACTCGCAAAGCACCGGCATGTCCAAAGGCAAGTCGGGGATCCCGATTGCCACGGCATCCATGCTGCCGCCAAAGTGCCCACGGTGTCCAGATATCCGGAACTGTTTGCCCTCTGCGTTAACTTGCCATACTTCGCATCCAATCATCATCAGAAGAGCTACCATTCTTGGCTCTTCCAGGTGACCTCGATTAAACAAACGCAACATTCTACCTTCAAAGTTTACTTCTTTACACCAGTGGAAACTGTACCAAAGTTCCCGAGCACATTCCCGACCAATCAATGAAGCGCCTAAGTGATTACGAAACATCTCATTTTTAGTGTCGTAAGCGTCTCCAGCAAGGGGCATGAGCTGTCCTAACAAACCGCGATACTTGGCACCTTGGTCTTCTTGGAAAGCGGCTTCGATAGCGGCAAGTGTCTTTGTGGCTAGTATAGTCATTGTGGTTGTCCGGTTAAGTTTGGATTAACCCATTCCAGAAGTAGCGAACTCCTGTCCCGTTACCAGTAGCGAACTGGGGCTGAGAATGGGTTAATCAAACTGCCCTCTATTCAAAGGCAATCTGAAATTACTTTACTTCTTCATCCAAGGTGGAATCGGAGCGGCACTAGCAGGTGCGACAGGAGCAGGTACAGCCGCTGCTGGTGTAGGTGGCGTGCCTGCTGGAAAGCTGAATGCTGGATTAGCAGGTGGTGCTTGTGGAGTTGGAGTCGCCGGTGGGGCAAAAGCTGCCGCCGCTGCTGGCGGAATAGCTGCCGCCGTAGCTGGCGGAATAGCTGCCGCCGTAGCTGGTGATGCCACCTCCGCCAAAGACTTGTAACCTTTAATCTCGTTGCTGGCTTCGTAATTCTTGCCATCTGCACCCACACCTGCGGCGCGAACGCCAACCTTCAAGGCGAACGGCTTGTCATGCAACTGTGAAGAATCTGCCACTTGGATGACGCCGACAGCATGACAAATTGAAGACAGTGCACGGTAAGCGATTTCCACGGCGACTGGATTCTTGTTGCCAATGTTCAAGTTGGTGAAGACTTTGCGGTCTTTGTAATCACCTTCCACCACTGTGAATTCCAATTCCAAATACGAACCGTCACCTGCTTTGGTTGGCTTGGCTTCGGATGCTGAGATGATGGCAGTGTAAGTTCCTGCCGGGATAGCTTCCATGTCGCCCAAAGGCTTAACATTAGTTGCGTCGAAGTTGAGAGTTACTCCCATGTTTACTACTCCTATAAAATGAGACAAAGTCTCGGTTGAAATTACTTAGCTACGTAGCAGTTGAGGCCGATCTTTACTTCGGTGCCTTCAATGGCAATGTTACCACCAGTACTAGCTACTATCACCGACTTGCCTGATGTGCTGGTCTTGCCACGTTTGCTGAGATCGATCTCAATAGTGAGAATTTGATCTTTCTTAGACATTTTGATATTTTCCATTTACTACTCCTTAATCGCGGTTATAAAAGTCACAACCAGATGCTTCATAGATTGTGTGTGCTATCGAGTTCCAGCCTTTATCCTTCGGTACGGACACGTCCACCACCACCCCATAACGATTACCGGCCACGTAACCAGGCGTCCGATTCATTGCTAGGATGCGTCCCTTATTGGCAGAAACGCCCTTGATCAACGACTTGCCTTCAGTCTCGGTTACAAATAAAGGCTCATGTAAGAAACCAACTAAGTCTGCCCACTGAGTTATCATCTCACGCTTTCCCGAAGTTTTCATATTCTTCGGAGAGTGCAGCAGTAAGTCCCAGCTATCATACTCTCCGAAGGCGGGATCGACAACCTTTGAAGCGAACACGTGGCAGGTTAAGATGATGTTGATACCTGCGGAGGTGGCTAGCCAATCGCAACGCTGCAAGAAACCGTGAGTCAGTTCATTTGCATATTGATAAGCCTTGCCATAGCCACCAAGTGCCGACTCCATCGTCAAGGCCTTCTTATTACCCTTGGCGTAAGTTACATCAGAACGAAGCACGGCATCATGAACCAGTCGCTCCAAGGCAGTGGCACTATCGAATACCAAAGTCTGGTAAGGAAAGGTGCCGGCTTGCACTTGGGCAATGATTTCGTCCAACAGCAACATAACATCGGAAAAGGCTTCAAGAATGGGTGTCTTGTGGACATTCACCGCACTGAAACCTTGCTCGAGAGGAACCAACAAAACCCGCGGTGCACTGCAAGCTAAGGTAGTTTTCCCCACCTTTTCAACTCCGGACAAAACTGCACGAATACCCATGCGATTCTGTGCCTTAGTTGAAGATACAAAGTCGAGAATGCCTGCCATGATCAGTTAGCGTACAAGTTGTCGACTTGAGCTTCAGACTTTACAGCAGCGACGCCAGCATTCAGGGATACTTTGGCACGCTCATGACGAGACAGAGCATCGGTATAAATCTGATCAGCTTTCAACTTCGCTTGTTGAGCAGCTTTCAGAACCATAGTAGCGTCAATCACTTCCATTTGCAACTGCCCCATGTCAACCGACAAGGTTGAGTGTTTGATTTGATTCTTTGCCATCTTTTTCTCCTTAGTGTGAAAAATTTAAAACATTATTTAAAAAGACCGAGACTGAGACTGAGACCTAGACCAAGACCGAAACTGAGACTGAGACCTAGACCAAGACCGAGACTGAGACCAAGACCGAGACTGAGACCAAGACCGAGACTGAGACCAAGACCGAGACTGAGACTGAGACTGAGACCGAGACTGAGACTGAGACCTAGACCAAGACCGAAACTGA